GGGGTTCTGTGGGAGTCTCCTCAGATTCCTCACAGGGGATTTCTAGGGGTTGTAACAGAAGAAAGCGCTGTCTCAGGCGCTCCATATCATCAATTAATTCTTGTCCAAGTTGATGGGCAGTTTTAGAAAACAGTTCAGATGTTATGTCAGGGCTGATGGTTGTGAACATCAGTTTTGCTAAGGCGATAGCACCAGGTGGTGCACCAGGTCCGACCCATAACACATTGCAGTTGGCGCTGACAGTAACTTTCAAACAAGCAACTATAAGCTGGGTGTTTGTAGTTCCTGTGTTAAAAACAGGGGTTCCTGCGAAATCTGTGTTATATTCGAATCCTGTTAAGGCTAATGATGGGGTGGACAGCACAGCTGAAGTTCCGGCTATGGCATAAACCATCATTAAATTTGTTCCATTAGGCAACAAATTGTTATAAATAGCTTGTCCTTGGGCACTTTGGTCTAATGTACCACCTATCGTATGAACTATAGGGGCATTTGATACTCCAAGGGATCGCACAGAGCTAACTCCGCTTAGACTCCATAGATCGGTCATAATCCCTTGAACTACGGGATTTTCTTCAATCTTGGGTTTCATGAACTCTATGTTGTAGGAAATCCAAAGCTCTCCGATAACCCCATCATCGCCAGGGTTACCTTGTGTAGCTAAAGTGAAATTTCCTAAATCATAAAAACTTAGTGATTGTGGGGGTTCTTCAAGGTTTGGTCGAACTAAGAGTTCACTAAGAATATTTTGGTTCTTGGCGCATTCCACAGGATGGATAGCATCCTTGTAGGGCGGGCCGGAGTTAGTACACCAGTAATTCTCCATCTCAAACTTAGTTTGGAAGGGCAAATCACCGGGGTCATATTGAGTTGACATAACTAAAGCTCCCAAAGATGTGTTCGGGGCCTCAGAAAGGACATTAGGGGATGAGAGGGATCTAAAATAAAAGATTATGCCATGTGGTTTCCATTGTTCGAAACTCGAGGCAATTTGTGACAACCAGGGGAAAGTTTTGGTCTGACCAGGGTTAATAGGGTACCGGTTCAAGGTGAATAAAGTGGATGGGTTAATGTCACCCAAATATTCTTGACGTTGGAAAATGAACCGTCCATTTGAGTTTGCAAAAGCAGGGACTCCAGTGAGTAACGAATTTCGGCTTACATTGTAAGCTCCGAATCCGGTTATTATTTGGGCGATTTTGCTGGCCACAAAACCACCGGCAGTTTTAGCAACAAGAGGACCATAAGTAGCAACAGCGTTGCGAGCATGAGCACGCAAAGTTGAAGCTTTCTGCGGTTTCGCTTGGCCCAAGAAACCGTTGTATGTTGTTGGTCGGGGGATAATCTGTCCAGTTCGGTTGATTCTTCCTCCGTTTTTGTTTTTCTTAGGACGTCTTCGCTGGGTACGTGAGACATTTTTATTATTGCGCTTTGTGTTGGATTGCATACGAATTAATAGCTGGTATGAAGCTCTTACTGCGATAATTTGTTCCAATATATTCTGCGGGCAGATGGATTTTCTCAAAGGTGTAACGATCCCATGACAATTTTTGATCATCATTAACGTATTTAAGTAACCAGGGCATATCAAGTGGGGTTACACTATTGAGTGAATTTAAATATTTTTCGGACAAAAGTTGGTCTTCAACAGTAACACGGAATTGTTTTTCCATCAACAATCTTGTGTTAGGACCAGTGGCTCTATAAGGTAATCCACTTTTATATTTAAGGAACAACATCTCCAACTTCTCTCTCTGCCATGCATTAGTTCGCGAAGGTATCCGGTATTGCACTTCCTTGGTTACACGGAGGATATAGCGTGCCAAAGCATCGACTATAGGGCAACCTGTGTACTGGTAGAGGTATGAATATCCTTTGCATTTTAAGAGAGATAAAAGTTTGCGTGGTCTAGCATTTTCATATTCACGGGTTGTCCAGCCTGCACACAACAAAATATCAATAGGATCAGCGACATTTATTAGTTCATGGGGGTCCATAACCATGCCACAAAAACTTCCAAGTGTCGGTCCGTCATAACGAACTATTTTAATGTTGAGGCCCAACTCCGCGAATTGTTCAGGAGCGGGTATGTTTCCAAAACAAGAAAACACACCATCATCGCCGTCGACTCGACCTAAGAGCGAGCGAGTTTGTATTTCTTCAGCACAAAATTCAACTGAAGTAATATTGGTGAATCCATTTCCGGCGGAAGTAGACATCTCCCCAGACATTCTACGTGCAATAAGGCGTGCAATGAACTGCCGAAAGACGCATACGTTAGTAGAAGTCATAACTTTCTCAACAACTTGAATCCATCGTTGATCGGGGAGGTTTTGGGTCATATAACGAAATAGTTTAAGTTCACTATTTAACATTAATTCGGGGGTGAATGAAGCTTCAAATGATGTAAAATCAGTCCCAAAATACTGGGCCCCTTCTTGGTACACATGTTCCAAAAGTTCCTGAGGTCGTTCGTCAACAGGTATTTTCTTGACGAAATAGGGCAATTTGTTCATTTCTTTTTCGATTAAGTAAATTATAGGACCGAAAAAGACTTTGAATACATCACATCGTGAGTTTATAACGCGAGGATGCTTAAAAGTGCAATGAGGCTCGTCTTTAACAAAGGAGCGGCAACTTTTGGACCTAGGGCTATATAGAAAAAGATCAGGATAGGAAGGAAGGTTTTCCACATATGTATTGTATAATTGTTCCTTCCGTTTGCATGTGTATTTAGTTCCCGCAAGCCATGTACTAACAGAGACATCACAATCGCTGGGCAGAGGATGGAAATGCTGAGCAAGGAAGCGATCGACGAATCGGCCATATCGAGCCATGGTAGCTGGATTAATGGTAGACCGGACCTCACGTGCGAGGCGATATGTGACGCCAGAAAGCGTACTGGGACCATCAGTCGTGTCAGGATAACAGTTGGCAGCGTCAAGGAAATGACAACCGAGTGATACACGCATGACAGGGCGTACTTTGTTAGGCTCAATCCTGCTATAAAAGATACGAACGGTTGGGTCCAGCTGCGGAAAAGGTGGTAACTTGACCTCATCAACTCGATAACCGAGAAGACAGAGCCGCCTTTTAATCCCTGCTGCTGGACCACATCGCCTAAAAAAGGCTGGTCACGTTTCAAATGTGATATAATGTGCCACATATTACGGCAGAAAAACGCAGTATCACGTTTAATATCATGGCAATCCAATGAAACAGTTCGATCATAATTTATGTTCCCACTTATTGATGTGAATTTCCTGATTCTTTCAATTGCAGTGTCAGGGTCATCTTCGGTTGAAAAGAAATTTGCATTCATAACCTGGCAAGCAATTTCTCTGGACACCAAAACTTGACCACAATCAAACCAAAACCAGGGTATAATGGGAATACGTAGGCGGAAAAACCGAAATAAATACCTTTCTTCATATCTATACACAGCCATCTTAGGATCAGTGTGGTACATGGTTGAATTCAACTGGGCATCGGGGCGTCCATCACGATTGGGGCCAGCAGCTAAATGAGACAAAACCATACGTTTTTCAATTGGAAACCAAGTGTAAAACCGCTCGATCCAATTATAATTACGTATAAACGCTGAATTGGGTTTTTCAAAAATCACATCAAAAGGGTCAGCTCCACCAGGTAACGGGGCATCAGGGTCAGGTGGAATTGAACCTGGTGGTGGGCATCCATATACAGCCATACGTAATTTTTCAATCGTAGGTTCATTCTTATTTGGATGATATCCACAAGCCTTGCGGGCCAACTCATCAATCGATACACACTTGCATGGGGTCGTATGTAAAACATTGTTGTTGGAATTTGGTTCCGCAGTCACAACTATGTCCCTAAGAGGAGAATGATTTGCATTCAATTTTTCTTCTCTTACAGTTTGTGGCATTGGCGATAAAACTGTAGCCGGGACAGGAGCTGAAATCGGTTCTAATCGTCTCGTAGGTTCCGTAGAAGGAACATGTACAGTATGAGGTACAGGCACATTGATTGGCTTGTCGACCGAGACTAATGGAACATATTGGACTATGGGTGTTGTGTTGGGTTCCACAACAACAATCTTCTCCTGCAGAGAAGATGAGAGAGCAGGAGGTGAAGGAATCTCTTTCTGGACTTTTGGGGAAACGGTTGTTTGAGCAACAACTCGTTTTTGGTTTACGTACGAATCTTCGTCGTCAAGTAAATCCAAATTTCGGCGTCCAGTTACCGAATAGGTCTTAGCTCTTCTGGTATCGTAACTCTCAAGGTATGTGCTCTCGAGGAATTTTATGGGCTCCTCGATTAACCAATAGAAAGTGAGAGCGGATAACAAATCAGATGGATCATTTGTTATGAGACCAATGTCCTGAAACATTTCGACCAACATGGTCCGTTTGGTCATGCCTTTCTGTTTGAACAACATTATGTCATCATAACAAACCAAAATCTGATTCATTTTAAGAGACAAACGGGCATAAATGGACATTCTTATAAGACGATCTAAATAGGGGAGTGGTTTAAGTATACGACTCATATATTGATCAATAATTTCACTGGGCGGAGCACCAGGAAAAGTCTTAGTATTTTTAGCCATATCAGCTTTATACTGGTCCTGATCTTTTTGACTAAATTCTGGAAAGCCATATTTAGGAACAAGAACATTACCATTCTTCTTTTGGCCATTTTTATATTCCAGTTGTTGTCCGCGATCATTAGCAGAAACGTTCTTTGTACGAACGTTGCGATCAGCGGCATCGGCTTTAGTCATAGGTTTGGGATGCGCTTTAGCGTTTTGCAAGCGCTGGACCTCTTCCATAAATTTTGGGGGATATATGGGAAACTGCAATTTCGTGAATTCACGTATGCTCATCTCAGCCCTAATCTTCACCATCTGTGAAGGAGTCAAATTTTGTAACATTGCAGGAGTTACTTTTGCGGGATTGTTGATGATAAACTTCGGAAGGTCACCAGGAAACTGGGAAGAAGTTACGAGTGTTTCACGAATGACAAACTCATTAGGTGGAGTTGGTGTTGGTGATGCAGGGGAGTAAGCCGGGGATTGAAAGCCAGGCTGAACCCATTGTTCTCCAATTGGAATACCATCCAAAGGAAATGCATCAAGATTTGCTTGTAATTCAGCAGGGGTTAAAGAATCGAATGTTTCTTGTTCCATAAACTATTGGGTTATTTTCGAACGAC